GTTTTTACTAAAGGTGCCTTGATGACGCAACTATCCAAAAACGGGTCGGCGCTCACTTTTAAACACTGCTTAATTTCCAGCTCGATTTGAAACGTGTTGGAGGTAAACTTGATTCCCTGCACCTCAATTACCGAGACGATATGCGTGTCGCTTATAATGGACTCCGCTGGGATGGCTACCTGTTCGTCATATATCTTAATGTTGGGTTTGATATTGGTTCTTACTAAATAAAACCGGCCAGACCGGAACACTTTGACCGGCGACGTAAAACAGCTCTCAATGTCGTGCATTTCCAGTTTGTTTTCTGGGGTGAACCACTCGGCATTCTTACTGAATAGCAATTGCTGACACGTGGATTCCAAGTTCTCCAGCCAGTGAATGAAGAGCTCATCCTGATTGGTAAACATCAAGTCCGTGTAATATTTCTTCCCGCTACGAACAAACCCTTGTTTTGTAAGGCTTTTAGGAGATTGTATGTAAAGAGGTTTGTTGTTAAAGTATAACCGCGCAAAATAGGACCCGCCTGCTACGGTGGTGAGAGTTCCTAGGGAGCATTTATCAAATGCGAACGTATTATCTGGCTCAATAATGTGTATAGTATCCATTATTTGAGTTGTAGAAAAATATTGCGAGAAACACACGCGTTCATAGTGGAACGCGAGTGCATTTAATGTTGCGATTTTTTTTCCCACTCTCTACTAATATTATGCAGAATAGCATTATTAAAGAATGTTTGGAGATACTAAACCGAGACGATGTGAAGAACCGGTTAAAAAGCGCATTTAACCCCGTGACGGATTCCATTGTGTGCCAAATCTACCCCTACATCTATGTCATTTTACTCATTGTGTTTATCATTTTCATTCTAATATTAGCCATTTTAGTGCTTTTGGTGTCCCTGTTGCGGAACAAAACGTTCATTACTTCGTTTATTTCTCCGCTCTCCACAATGGTTCCCGACATTCACCCATCCGAATAGATTCACCCATCCGAATAGATTCACAAATCAGAATAACATTCACCCACTCATCCATACGTTTTTTTCTATCCTAAATGTATAATGCATACGAAATCGCACCGAGCACGAAGGGTAAGAAGACAACAAACACAACAACGTGGACGCTCACAAACGCAAGGCCAAAAGGGAGGTGCAGTAGCTCCTCTTGCGTTTGACGAGGTGACTGGCTTGGACCAAAGTGGCGCGGCCGCCAATATGTTGAAGCTTGTAGGAGATGGCGCTACCCAGGTAGCCAACGCCCTTTCCGCCAACCCATCCACCAGCAATGCCATTAAGGTAATGTCTGGTGGAAAACGCGGCAGCAGACGCCTGCGCAAGAAGAATAACAAGCGAGGAGGAGGATTAATCGATGCCTTGTCCGGCGCCATTGTGCCTTTAGCGTTAGTTGGATTACACCATCAATACGCCAAGAGACGCAGCCAGCGAAAATAAGCAACCTGATATGACAGCATAACAAGCGGATTATATCATTTTTGAATATAGGATATATGAAAAAATGATTTGCAAAATGTTTTATTCCATTAGTATATGAGTTTTGAAAGCCAAATCCAGCGATGGGTTCAAATAGATAACAAGATGAAAGAATTAAACGAGCAATTAAGACTGCTACGTGATGAGAAGTCAGAACTTTGTCAAAATATTACCGAATACGCCTCGCAAAACAACCTGAAACACGCGACGATTAAAATTGGTGACGGGTCATTAAAGTTTGTGGATACACGCGTGGCGACACCATTATCCTTTAAACATTTAGAGAAAAGCTTGGGCGAAATCATTAAGAACGAAACACAGGTGACTCAAATCGTGGAATATGTAAAGCAGGCGCGCGAAATCAAAGTCGTATCGGAAATAAAGCGATTTGATAAAAAATAATTAATATGCAAGTAATGTATAACACAATGAGCACATTACTGAACCATTTAACGAAAAATATTATGAGCCCTGACGAGTTAATTATTGACAACGGGGAGTTCGCAGGAAACATTTTAGTGCACACTTTGTTCAAAATCGGGAAAACAAATACGCTATTTAATTTACCGCAATCGGGGGGCGATAACTCCTCTTCATCCTCATCCCCGTCATCCTATTTACACGACACCTTTAAAGGACTTTCGGTCCCGATTGGTATTCTACATTTTAATCCTCCCGACTCGCTTTTAGAACCCCTACCGGACGAACCCGTCCGACGTCGGCGAAGCGACAGCAGTAGTAGTGATAGTAGCAATAGCAGTAGCAGTAGTAGTGATAGTAGTAGTAGCGATAGTAGTAGCGATGAGGAAGTGATGAACGGCCAAGACAAAAAAATAAAAACGCGAGGAGTCGTCAATGATGAGCTGTTTGACCGATTTATTATGTTAGCACAAGAGTTGAATAGTCGCAAGCAACAGCGCAAGTCACGAAAGATGCGCACAGACAAATCGTCTCGCAAGAGTAAAAAACGGGTGTAAACCGGTTTAACACGGGACCGGATGAATATATTTTATACTGATAATGTAATGAGTGGGTTTACAGGGAACACAGGGGAGACCGTGTTGGGAAAACGTAATGTTAATGAAAATAATGGATATGCTTTAAAAAGAGCGTATACGATTCAGGATGTGTGTCAAGTAGGAAACACGTGCGTGCCAACGTCATTGGGGAATGTTATAATGCATAACATTTGCACGGTGTTAAAAATTGATAGCGATGTTTGTAAATTATTAAACCAACAAGTGTTTGATATGATTCTGAATACGTTCACGGAGTGCATGGTTGCGGGAGTGAATGCTGGGCAAGCGATAGATTATGTTATTAGAACGTTTAACACTTTTTTTAATAGTTTCAGAAATGAAGAGTTCGCACGAAGCTGTAAAACCAAAGTGGGTATTTATACTGAGGATTTGGTAAATATGAGTAAGTCAAGTGATAATCCGGAGTTGTTTAATTTGTTAAAAAGAATACAAAACTCTATATCAACAATTGAACAAAGACCAATTACATCAAGATATTTTCAAAATAATAAAGCTCTGATTCAAGAATACTGTAAGCGCGACTTGTATAGTTTAATAAAGGTGAATGGTTATAACAATACTCTTACACAATTAATCACGGGCGGGCCACAAAACTTTTTCCCGAATCCGTCGTTTGATGCATTCGGTAATAAGGACCCGATTACTGTGTTTCAAAATCCGGATGAGAATCAAGACATCATTGGTAGTTTCATGGAAAGCTATTTGAATCAAGAGGTTGTGAAAACAACTTTTCAAACAATACAAAATGAACAACCACAATACGCTGACAAAACAATGGGACACGCAATGGTGCTAAAAGCATTATTTACGTATGAAGGCACAGATTATATGTTAATAAAAAACTCATACGGTAAGGAGTGGTCATTATACGATGAGCACGTATCAGGGTTAAATGGGCATATTATTTTACCAGTAGAGTTGTTACCAGATTATACTATATTTATGCTGACACCTCTACCAAGGAGACAGAATGGAGGCAAACAGCGGACTCGCAGGCGCACCCGCAAAAGGAGAACCCACAAGAAAAAGCGTGTAAATAGGAAGAAGACCCATCGCAAATAATGCCGAGGTCGATTCATATAATATAATGCATTTGTATGCAGTATATTAGTTTAACAATAAGTGGGTATGTTGTGCTTACCGTTGTGTTATAGTTTGCTCCAGTTGCGGTGGTTAAAGGGAGACAGCAATATGCTCGAAATCTGGTCTTTCCAATACGAAACACGCTGTTCCAGCTCGATATCCTTTTTGGTCTTGGGGTAAGGTGTAGTGCTCGCCATCAGCGCTTCCTCGTCGCTCCTCATTTTTGGCTTATATCCAAAGCAGTTCACTCCAAATCGCACCGCGGGGTTCTCAATGTAGCCTCCATTCACACCTGGGCGCCCGCAATCGTTCTTGTGACCATCCACCTTTTGCAACATATCAAATGTGCTTTGTTGCGTAGGGTATAAGGCCATTTGCCCTTCGGACCAGCCATAGTTGCACCATTCTCCCCCCGAGTTATAGGCGCTTTCTACCTCTCCATATGTCGCCAGTCGGGAGTTATATGCTTTGCACAAGGCCTTCGCATCGTCGTAAGTATACTTGTTCCCAGGGACGTTAAACACCTCCTTTAAACCAATTACGGGAGAGGAACTGCCGGCAGGAGGCTGGGCAATTGCGGATTGGTTACCTGCATCTGGCGCGGCGGATTGTGGGTTCAATGCATTCGCAACGATGGCCACAATATCAATCTGGAATAAATATTTTAGACCAAACACAAGAGCAACAAACACCAACGCAGTAAAAAATATATTACTGGCAACGGACCCGCCATTCGGGGATACACCGTTGTAGGAAGACTGGTCGGAACCTCCTAAACTGGACATCATTAAAAAGTATATGAATAAGACAAAAAATAAAATCGTCATCGCGGAGGGCGACATTATAAAGGAGTTGATGACTTGGTAGATGTTTCCAGAAGTCGTATCCAACGCTGGCGAACCAGATGGGTTGGCAATAACGGGGGAACTAGTATTCGCATTCATATATTCTATATATTATAAAGCTGTTTTTTTTCTGTAGAAGAAGCAATAAGCTTTTGGGCTAATAATATGGCGCGTGTCGGCGACTTCAATGACCGTGGCATCATCGTGCAAATACCATTTCTCGTTTGCGTTTTTAATGAACGCATTGTAGTGTCCGCCCAGCGTCCCTCCGCTATGGTTGCATATGCCATATAGCTCATACACATAACTATCTTTATTATAGCCAATGACAAAGGGGGTCAAGTTGAGGTCGTCTAAAGTAAAGTGCACTAGGGTTTGGTTTTTCTTGTTGGACGAGCGGAAACGTTTTAAATCAATCACGAGTATTTGCGGAAAGCTCCAAAACAGCATTCTCTTAACCACATCTTCCTTTTGGTTGGTTTTTTCGTTTCGCACGGCATTGTCCCCTTGTAGCACCTCGCCTTGCACGTATAGTTGGAAGCAATCTGTCAGCGTAGGGTTTTGCATATCCGGAATCGGAAGACTGAGCGTGCAGTAAGGTTCCGGTTTGACGCTAAGCTCTTCGCCGGATTGGATAGAGACCAGCTGGGATACCATTACCCCGTAAAACATTTTCCATACTTCGGAATACTCTTTGGAATAGGTGCTTTGTATCATTTCAAAACAAATCATTGCGAGCTTGTCCTTATCGGTCTCCACATTGCCGGAAATGCTCATTTGCACTTTGCGCGAAATCGCGTTATGGAAGCAGTCTATCACAAAGATAAAAAACTCGGCCACGTCGTTTTGCGAATAGTCGGTAAATAATAGCGAGCCCTTAATACGCGCGAGCTTTTGCACGGTTTGAAAAAACTTGCCGGGTTTGATGACGCAGTTTTCTTCCCACATCAGCTTGCGCAAATTGTCCCATTCGATTAACAAGGCGGAATCGTAGTTGTTATTCAGTTTGCGCTTGTAGGTGTCTTTGTTTAAGAACTCATTGAGCTCATATGTGTGCGATATCATTTGCATACACGAATTGATAAAACAAGTGTTCCCTAAATTGGTCAGTCCAGTTAGTCCTTTGTTTTTGTATTTATCATATTTGTCGTGTATAGGTTCCTCATTGGTGGTCATGGTATTTGAGTAACGTATTGTTGTATGATACATTTATAATTTTATATCATTACAAAAGTGCAATAAATTGTATTACACCTTTTCTCATTTCACAAGTTTACGAAACGCCCATTTTATATGAGAAAAGTGTAAGTTATAATATACGCATATGTTATAATGGGTGAAGATACAGGTAAAATAGAATTGGAAAGAATACTAAAATGTCTTAAAGTTAACGGTTATAAATATGTCCCGAACACTTTAGAACAAGTGAATGATTTTGGTTTGGTGTCTGCCTCTTTTATAAAAGATGTTCCTGAATATAGTGATAAATCTGATAGCACCATAAATGACAGATTTATAAAAATAAACATAGAGTTTGATAGTGATTTTGACTATAAAAATGAGTATACAGACGAAGGTAATCATCATTTATTTAAACCTGATAAAAGCAATAAATTCATACAAAACCTAATTGCTGGCACATATGATAGGGATATTTATGGCGGTAGTAGAAAAAGAATTATAAAACGTAAAAATACTACACGAAGAAATAGGAAAACGAAGAAATAGGAAAAACTCATTTTCCTAATAAAATGGGCGTTTCTAATGAGAAAAGGTATAAATAAAACTGCTATATATATTTATTAACGTATTATACAAATGTCTCCATCTCAACCGAACTTGTCAAACGCGAATCAAAATACGAATACGAATACGAACGCAAATGCCAATGTCAATGCAAATGCAACCGACACCAATAACACGTCCCGTGCACATCACGGGTTCACCCGAAACATTAACAACTCGCAAATGTATTTGTTAGAAATGTATAATGCGCAATATAATGACTTGATGCGCCAAATTAATGAACGGCACCAAGAGGCCAGCACCATAAGAGAAATTATGAATGCGATTGTTTCCACCTCTTTCCCAAATATGCCTGCACCCAATGTGTTACGCCCGACACCCGCTGGGTTAGGAAATATCCGAGCCAATCCGTTGTCGTATGTGGATTCCTTATTTACAAACCCTGCCAACAACTATAACCATAATAATAACCAGAACAACCAGAACAATAACAATCGGCGCCAGCAATCTCGTAGAACGGTTGGCTCACAAAGAAGACCGCGCAATACGCCCGCGTTTACCCCTTTTGCCAACAGCTTGTTTTCTTCCTTTTTTGAGAGAATCCCTGTGGCGCCAACCAGCGAGCAAATACGCCAGTCTACGCGAACCCTTGCGTTCCGAGATGTAGAGAACCCGATTAATGAAAGATGCCCCATCTCGTTTGAAGCATTCCGGCCCAACGAGGAAGTCTTGCAAATCATTCGCTGCGGGCATATTTTTAACCCTTGCGAAATTGCCGTATGGTTTGAATCCAATGTGGGTTGCCCCGTGTGCAGGTTTGATATCCGCGACCATAGTGTTCCACCCGTATCCAATACTCGCGCCCCCTCTTACCCATACCAAAATGAAGAGAACGAGAGCCAGAGCCCGAGTCCAGAGATAATGCGCCAAAATGCTTCGGATGATTCTGTAATGGAAGAAACCAAAGACGACACCTCCTCTCAAGAAACAAAGGAAGAGGAGAGAAGCACACCGAACACCAATCGTTCAACGAATGAATCCAACACAAGGCCCATATCAAGCACTCCGCTAATCGATGCAATTATGTATATTTTGTCGCCGGTCTCGAATGAGAGAATAAATAGCGAGCTGTCTTCTATGATTCAAGAGCTAAATGATGAGACCTCCAGTCCGACCATTTCGTTTGATTCCTCGTATAATATGTATTATATGGATTATGATTTTAATATTGGACCAAGAAAATGAACTACAGCTACCACTAGTAGAAGGCTGAATGCAACGGCGACAAACACTAACAAGACGTAAACCATATAAAGATTAATGATATTAATATTTATAAAAACCAACGAATTAATGTCAACCGTATATGTATATGAGGAATGGCACCCGCATTTTGATGTGGGGATTTATCTTGAGAATGAATCCACCCAGACAACCCAAACAACTGAAATAAACGAATCCACCGATGAGTGCGAGGTTCCGGTTCGCCATATGGCAAGATGGACTAATAGTGAGATAGATGCCTTGTGGAATGAGTTTCAAATCAAGCGTCTACTGATTCAGGATATTGCGAGCCAGCATCAGCGCACGTGCGCGTCTATTTTGTATAAATTAAAGAGCGAAGGGCTATTGGATTGGCCTTGTCCGTTGAATTGTGAAACCATTACCGATATAATAGACAAGGCAAACGAGCTAATTACGAATGCGGATTATGAGGATGAGGAGGATTCTGATTATGATTATGAAGACGAAGAAGACGAAGACGACGAAGACGAAGACTATGTCCCCGTGTTGAGTGAAGACGACGAAGACGAAGAAGAAGACGAACACGTAGACGAAGACAAATATTTGAAAATGCGACGTGTTGTGTTTGAGAATTACAAGCCAGATATGATGGACTACGTATTGTATGCATACGTAGATGGATTTCATTATGCAGTTCAAGGGATGGCTTGGACGTTAAATATGTTTATTGAGTTTTTAAAGTTTGCAACCGTCTCAAACAATTTATAACTCGGGCATGTAGTTGTTGAACACAAAGGTGAGTGCGCCTTGTAGACCGGCAAAAACAATCATTACAATTGTGATTTTTAATAAGTCGTCTGTTTCTGGGAACTCAATCTGTTTCTTTTTTTCGTGACTTACCTTACCGATGTTGTAATGGATTATGTTCTCAAACATATTTACAAATATGTAAACAATAAAGGAGGCGACCATTATATGGACATTTTTTTTACTTATATAATACATCCTATATAAGTAATACTAGAAAAAATATAGTGCAATAAAAAATATATATGTCATAATGTGGATATTGAGGATAGGTGATAGTTGATAGGTGTTTATGCGTTCTTTTTCATCAGTGCAAAGAATTGCGTAACCGTCTTGTTGCCATTACGCACATTGGTGATTTTGCGCAAATAATCATCAAACAGTAATTCTTTTACCTCTTTGTCTTTCAGCTTGGCCAGCTTGTCTTCAAACTTGTCTTCGTTCTCGCGCAACTTTTGGACATCTGCTTTAAACTTGGCAATTTTGCCTCTCATCTTTTTGAGTTCCCACATCTGCTCCAACACGAGCCCAAACAACTGGAGCAGAGGTTTCATAATTTGGTTGGTGATATAAAAGGAATAGTCAATCTTCACGGTTTGTGGGTTGGACCTTATGAACGTCGGGGTTTCTATTTTGTTCCCCTGCAAGTCCTTCTTGTCCCCGACAATGTATATAAAGGGGATTCGGTCTCCTGGCTTGGGTTTGTTCCCCGGCTCTCTCGTGGCAATGCGGTCTGCCAGCACTTTGTGCGCGATTTGCTTCGGATTCTTGTAAAAGGAATTGAGCGATTTGGATATGATTAGCTTGTCCACGGATATCTTTTCGTCTACAATATCCTGCAACGACTGTTTCAAAAAGTCCACCGCTTTTTGTAAGTTCTGCTCTTTCATAAAGATATCAATCACCCCTCCGTATATGTCTTTCACGATCGGGGCATTGTCTCGTCTTTTTAATACAATTCCCATTTCTTTTCGTTTTCCCTTTTTCGGGTTGTGCTCATACAACATTCCTACATATCTCTTTTTGGATAACAAACAGAACGGCATAAATGTCTTCTCATACTCAAAATCGTGCGGAACTTTTAAAAACTGGGACACCAAGTGCGTGGCCTCTTTGGCTAGTTCAATCGATATTTCCAGCGCAGGCTCGCCCCCAATCTTGTTCCCCTCCATATCCGTCAGGTTAAACGTAAAGAACACAGAATCCGTATCTCCGTAAATATACTCTGCTTTGGTTCGCACTTGACCATACTTGGCGGTTTCGCACACGTTGTCTCCATAGCATTCCTCCACTACACGCTTTGCATACGTGAGCAGTTTGCGCCCGGTTGCCGTGGTCGACGCCGCCGCATCCTGCTCATAAAACGCGCTCGTCTTGGCGCCACATTGCCCATACAGCGAGTTGGCAGTTACCTTATACGCAAGCTGGCGCTTGTCCAGCACGTTTTTCATAAACTCGTCGTCTTGCAATGGGATTAGCTTTCGGGTAGACTTGCGCGCGGATAGCAGCTCCTCCAAAATCGCAGGCATAATCGCGCGTCCTTCTGGGAACTGTGCGTAACAGCATACTTTATAACCGGACAGCACCTTTTGCGCTTTGGCAGTTGGCTTCGCTCGCACGTATTTGTATGTATCGTATTTGATTTGCACATACTCATAGCCTTCCAGACCGTCATAGACGAATTGACCCGTCTTTTTGTTTTGCACGCCGGTTTCTGCAATCAGGTTACCGCACAAGTCATACTCTTTGGTCCATACTTTGCTGTCGTGCGAAATGTTCTCGCTGAGCATCGATGACGGATACAGAGAGGCGAAATCTCCTACGGCCACTGGGTTGTCCAAATACAGCCCGCATTTCGGGTCTAATACAATGGCGCCTTCATACCCATCGTTAATATTTCCTTTGTTTATCACGGGCATCAGGGTTTTCTTTTCTCGGCATTTTTTCGCGACGAAGCTTAACAGCTTAATCCCCTGTCCTCTAAAAACCAGAAAGCTCATTGGAACACTGCATAGCTTGGCCATCTCCACAAACCCAGTCAGCACGTCCACCTTGTTGAACAAATATTGCACCAAATTGCAATCCTGTATACAGTATTTGGCTACGATGGAGCGGTCGGCAGAGGTCCCGTTCGATAGCCGGAAGATGTCTTGCGGGGTGACGTCATCCTTTGCCAAGCACCATCTTACCGATTTGGAGCCGGCAATATCGGGTGTCTCGTGGCCGTAAATGGTGAACCATCCTTCCGCTTTGTTCACTTGGAACACTTTGAACTTGGCGCCATTTTTGTAGTAGTTAATCGAGTGCTTGAACTCCTCAATGTGGATAAAGGTCCCCTCTAATAGCCCCGTCATATTGGCGGTGGTGATTTTTGTGAGACACGTGTCCGCCACGGTATCTTGAACGGACGCGGGCTCAACGATATGGGTGCATTGCTTGATGTCGTCTCCAATGAAATGACCCGCTACGTAATCTAACTTGTAAGAGGTTAAGTTTTCTTCCCTACGGAAATAATTATACATATCTATTTGCACGCGTCCTTGCATTTTGATGTATTGAAGTTCGTGGGTGCCACTGGCAATTACAATGCTGCTTTCTTCTATTTTTAGCTTTTTGGTTTTGAAGTCGGTGGATGCACACACCTCGTTTGCGTTTCTGGACATTTTCAAGAACTCCTCGGCGCATTCGGTCTCCAACGCCCGCTGAAACATAAAGGTGTAATCAAATCCAAATATATTATACCCGATAATCACGTCGGGGTTCTCTTGATTAATTAAATCGCGCCAAGCCAGCAAGACTTCTTTTTCAGTGCCGTAGGATTCAATGACGGTGTTGTCTTGGTCTACGTGGTCGCACGTGTTGAGCGCAATGCAATGGTTCATATACGGCTCTTTGTCTCCATATTTCAAAAAGGTGGAGCCGATAAAGGTGACCTTATCCCCCTCTAGTTCGGGAAAGTTTCTGGGGTTCGAGAGCGTGCGGTTCAACTCATCCACTTTACCAGACCGGTCAAACGTGCTGTCGATAATCATCGTAAACACCGTGGCGTTACGGTTCTCGTATTTGGCGGTTTTCTTTTTTAAATACCATTGGGCAGAGGGGGTCGCGTCTTCGGTATCTTCTACGGGCGCGTCGTCGTCACTGTCGCTATTCCCATCCTCCTCCTCGTCTCCGTCTCCCGCATCTTCTTTGACATCGTCGTCGGCATGCTTCGCGTTGACAGAGGAACCATATAAGCTTTTGTTTTTGGATTCAAACATAGACTCAATGGTGACTTGCTCATTCGCTTCTTCGTCGTCGTCGCCATTTGGATTACGAACACGCTGATTTATCCACTTGTTGAACATTGCCAACACCTCTTGCTCTGTTCTGGGGCGCACTTTGGGATAGACCAAATCAATATTGTCGTAGACGTCTTGATTACGAATCGGAAACCCAAACGCGCGCAGCATAATGTCCTGCAATACTTGCTTGCAGTCCACCGTAGAGATATCCGTGGTTTTGAACAGTTTGTCAAAATAGTCCACAATGTTGGTTGCGAGCTTCTTATACGATTTTTTCGGAACCGGGAAATCGCCGTGACTACTACTGGCCTCAATATCAAAACTGCATATCTTATAAGGGACACGGGTCTCCTTGTTATTTAGAGGGATGATGTTTTTATACTCAATCTTAAACTCAAACGTGCACGTGGTGGTCTTGCTGATGTTTGCAATCGGAATCGTCTTTTTATTGGGAAGCGCCACCCACCCAGTGGGGCTAATGTCTTGGATATGGAAAAAGCGCAACAGAGGAGGAATGTTGGATTCGTAAATCTCTAGCATTGCGGTTTCACCGTCTTCCGTCGTAAAGGCATAGCCTTCTGGCAATAGCTGTTGCTCGAAACGCCCGTTAATCATTTCGCTGTTTTTATACCACATTTTTTTAACCTTGTTAAAGGCATTCATATTACTGAACTCAATCATCACGAAACGATACTCTTTCCCTGCATCAAACCCGTAAAGCTTTTTACGTTTTATTAATTTGCAGTCTACAATACAGTTTGTGTAATACGAGCCAACGGATTGCTTGATATGCTGGAACAATTGTCCCTTCTTGGTTTGCCCCCACGTTTCGGGAACCTTGATGTAAAAGAACGGCTTGTAATCATCCACGAGAATGGAACAAGACTGACCTTTCTCGTTAATCCCAAACATCTGGATAATAAAGGTGGTTTTGTCGGTTTTCTTTTCATAACTTGGCTGTTCCTCACTGTCATCGCTTTCAACCGCTTCCTCTTCAATGTTTTTGTTGAAGACATTGAAATCAAATAAACGAAATGCTTGGTCCATTGTATTGGGTTTTCACTTGTATGTATACTATTTTAGTTTGTGTTTAATTGTATTTCTTGTTTTTTAATTTCAATTTTTTGATTCTGTATTTTTGAACTGGGTATTTAGCATTTGCATCTCGACTCTTGCGTTATGATTGGATATAGTAACGTTTTGTCAATCAAAATATTTGCGCGACACCGGATTACTAAATGAAAAAACGTAATAGACATAAATATTATTTTATATCTATTATATATATGCAATTAAATGATTTTAATGAGGATTCTTCGCAGGAAGAAGACGAGATAGTTGAGTTACTGGTGGAACGGAATGATTCCGACCAAGATGTGGACTCTGTGTTGGAGCAACCGCTAGAAGAAGATTTGGAGCAATCCCTAGAAGAAGATGTGCAAGAACCGGTGTTAGAACAGGCGCAAGAAGAGGTGCAAGAACCTGTGCAAGAAGAGGTGCAAGAACCTGTGTTAGAACAGGTGCAAGAACCGGTGTTAGAACCTGTGTTAGAACAGGTGCAAGAACCTGTGTTAGAACAGGTGCAAGAACCTGTGTTAGAACAGGTGCAAGAACCTGTGTTAGAACAGGTGCAAGAAGAACAAATCGTTTTGGAACTTGTGGAAGAACCAGACGAACAACCCCAACAACAAGAAAACCCAGAACAACAAGAACAAATCGAACAGGAAGAGCAAGTGGACCATTACCCCCAAGGTATCGCGCAGCCACAGGTCATGGTTGAGGACGAGTTGCAAGGGGAAGCTCAAGAGGAACCTCAAGGAGAAGCGCCCACAGAGGTTTCCTTAGAGGCAGTTGCCAATGAGTATGTATGCGGTGTCTGTGATAATATTTCTATACCGATTGTGGAGCAACCGGTTGTAGAACAACACGATGAAAAGGAAGAACCAAAAGAGGAATTAATAAAGGAAGAACCAAAAGAGGAACTAACAGAGGAGCCAAAGGAAGAAAAGAAGGTATCCAAAAAGGACCAAAAGGCGTCAAAAAAGGATAAAAAAGATAAAAAGGCATCAAAACAGGAACCGATTGTGGAGACACCGGTTGTGCCAATTGTATTACAAGAGGAACCAAAAGAGGAACCCAAAGTTGAACTCAAAGAGGAACCCAAAGTTGAACTCAAGGAAGAAAAGGAGGAACTAAAAGAGGAACCCAAAGTTGAACTCAAGGAAGAAAAAGAGGAACCAAAAGAGGAACCAAAAGAGGAACCAAAAGAGGAACCAAAGGAACCCAAAGTGGAACTCAAAGAGGAGCCAAAGGAACTCAAAGAGGAACCCATAGTTGAACTCAAGGAAGAAAAAGAGGAAATAAAAGAGGAGGTCAAAGAGGAACCCATAGTTGAACTCAAGGAAGAAAAAGATGAAATAAAAGAGGAGGTCAAAGAGGAACCCATAGTTGAACTCAAGGAGGAACCCAAGGAGGAACCCAAGGAGGAACTCAATGAGGAACAAAAGGAAGAAGTGTCCTGCATTATGGACCCCGAAACGATAGACCCAGAGACCAAGATAGACATTGTCGTGCCAGAAGTAAAATCCGCGAGCGAATCCAATGAGAAGGAGTCCGAACACGCAAAAAAAGAGCCCAGACCACCGAAAAAGTTTAAATGGTCGACCCTTTGGAAGTATTTATGGGGGATTGAATAAAACGTATACAATAATATAGATTATATAAACATATTGTTTATATAAAATACTTGGCTTCAATTGGCCCACGATATCATAACAATACACACCGTCCTTATTTTCTAGTCTTTCTTGATTTGCGGGACTTGCGAAGCTTTTTCGTCTTTTTGCCTCCTTTTTGCGCGCGTTTTGTTTTGGCGGGTGTTGGCAACTTGCGAATATTTAGCTCAATCCATTCCATAAACCCATTTAATGTTCTTGTTTTGTTGAGTTGGGCGCCATTTTCAAAATCTTCCTTTTTTGCCCCTCGTTGCGATATCATCATAATGGTCGGGAACCCAATAATCCCGGTCACCTTGCGTATCTTCGGCAATGCTTTGCTGTTCACATCCGCAATGACAATATTATCCATATGCTTATATTTTGCCATTAGGGTGTGCTGCAATCCGGCCCATTCGGGTTTCGCGTGAACGCAGTGGCCACAACCGTCCATATGTATAAACGCAAATATGGTCTTCCCATCGGACACGTATTTGTCGAATAACTGCGCATTGGCACCGGATTCGTTGATATGCAAAAATATCATTATATATTTTAGATTATATTATTAATTTTCAAAATACAAGGGGTTATTGTTCACAAATTGTAACGCAAATCAACAGGTTCGTTTTCCTAATTCCTCTTTAACATTATTTCCACGCGTAACCGTTTTATTTTATACTTATTATTATATGGACACTATATCAATCATCAAATGGAGCTTGTATATGTTTATTTTTTTAGCGGGCTTGTATTTTTATACAAACCGTGTGAGCGACCATAGTAACATGACGGAAGGAATGCAAACGAAAGGAGGCGCACCACGTTGCCCCAATGTCCTTATTCAAAAGGGAGCCAAATATTACTTGTATAACTCGAACTTGGCGCAAGTCCCCGGCGTAAACCCCATTGTATTCAATAATTTAGAAGAATACACCGAGTTTTTAGAATGGCAACGCGGTGCGGGTATCCGGTGTCCCGTGTTGTATCTCCAAAACACCTATGATGCGCAAGGGGAGCGCGTATATAAAATACGACCCAGTGTATCCGAACCTCAGGGCGGTCTTAGTCCGATGATTCCACAATCCCAAGCGCAAGCGACTGCCTCTATGATTACGCATTCCCCTCCATACAACAGCGATTATTCTAGCGCGGACATTAATATGCACGAAAATATGTTACACGAAGAGAACGAGATAAGCGATAACCCAATGGACACTCACTGGGGCGGCGCCGAGTTCACCGAAAAGCTTGTGCAAGCTGGATACTACAAGGACAACGAAGTTAACAAAATGGTATAAACGGATAAACGGAGTGAAATAAACGGAGTGAAATAAACGAAATTGACATATATTATATTTTATATTATATGTGAATATGAATCCTACCCAGATGCACTTATAACCCAGTAATAGAGCTATACGTGTCTACATATTTCATCACATCATTGAGCGCATCCTTAGCTTGCTTTAATTGCCCTACCTGAATCAGAGCCGAGATATCTTCGTTCCCAGCGGCCAACACTTTGGTCAGCATCAGCGCGTTGATGTATTCCTCGGCATTAATGATTAGTGTTTCATAATCTTTTTTATACTTGGGCACCAACAGCTTGTCTGTTAATCCAATCGTTAATGACTTGACTTTGCTTGCGGTGTCCTTTGCTCCAATACCCATACCAGTGTTCTCTTCTCGATTCTCTAACCCCTCTACCGTATCAGTTGCCATATTCAGGTATTTAATCGTAAAATGAGCTAAAACAATAAATGCCCCAATCGCAAGAATAACAATAAGCTGTTCCATTATATTTTACCTATTTTATTTTTTGAGTGATTCATGTTTATTGACCTAAATATTTAATAATGTTCTCAATGCACGCTTTACTAATTTTACGTGTTTGACCCGTGGACGTGACATACGTCACATTGTTTAAGCACGTGTTGTCTTTTTGTATTCCCGCAATCAGCATCGGCAATGTTTTAAATGCAGATAACACCGCCAAGGCAGTCACCGTGCTAACCCCTGGGATTTGGCACAATATAATCTCTCCGATATTGTTCACCGTGACATTCTCTTTTTTCACCTTTTTCACCACCGAACAATACTGCTTTTCGTTTGCAATGGTCTCTAGCAGCTCTTCATTGCTTGGCGCAGGAATGGTAGGCGACGGTGTTTCTGGGGGGGTGCTTGTTTCCGAAGGAGGTGTGATGGTTGTCTCCTCTACCACAATCTGTGGCTTAACAGTAGGCGCTACATATTTGTAGTGCGCGGATTTTTGTTCTCGGACCCCTTTGGCAATTTTATAGGCCGCATTGCAAATGATGAGCGCGCTTTCCTCAATATGCTGGCTCCTCCATAAGGAAAACCCCTTAAAGTAATTGATGGACACCATCGACGAGTATAATATGATTTTTTCTTGTATCCCCTTAAACATATTGATTTTATCCATCGACCCTTCAATTAAATACACTATGTTGTGGTTATGGTGTGGCAACCCGTTTAAACGATAAGACTGCTCCTCGTATCTCCCGTCTTTAATGCTTGCGCACAAGTCTTTTAACGATTTTCTTTCTATAATTAAATACTCCACGTGCGTTTTCTCGTTGTCCATAGTTTCGCTGGGAATATCGTCACAAATGATAATGTCCCCAATAGGTAGGGTGATTATTTCCAGCTGCAAATCCTTAAAGCACGGCATAGAGCTGATTAAGAATGTGCACGATTTAATTAGTTCGGTCTCTCTAACATCTATTTGAATTATCATCCGAATACGATATATGTTATGATTAACTGTATTTAATACATTATTTCCTAAATCTTCGCATATTTTGTTTGGAATCTGAACTACATAGGAATGCATACAGATGCATTGCAATGAATGAATGATGTTTTTTATTTTTTGGTTTTTTTATTATTTCTGTGTATTTGGTTCTAGATTTGTTTCTGTATTTAAAGTGTGGCGTGGTATCCATAACGTTGGGTTTGGATAACGTTGGAAATGGTGCACACCTTGGGGACGGAACGAACGGTTCTCGCTAAAATGTGCTTTTGGGTGGTTCTGGCAAGCCCAACTGTGTAACCGGTGCCGGCTTTCTTAACACCACCACATACATTTGTTCTTGCAACCAAAGAGGATTGGTGACGCGCGGATTTGCTACCTGACATGTATACCATACTATATACTTTCAAAATATTAAAATCTTTGGAATCTGTGTAAAATTGTTTTTATGGATTGTTTTATTTGGATATTGGATGACTATGGTGTCAGGGGTATATTTCATCCAAATGTATATTTCCAAAGGGGCTTAAAAGAGTGTTACTATAATTATATATAACTAAAGTTTATACACAAGACAACACAACACTTTCAATGAGCGATTACAAATTGATGCACGACGACGACATTATTAAATGTGAAGATGGATTACTATGGAACCCGTATAACCCTCTGAATGTGCAGATTTCATTGAATGACGTTCAATGCATTCTTACTAAATATGGGTTGCCTCCAATTGTAACTAATTTTGAGCTATATCGGCGCGCCTTTGTGCACCGGTCCTATACCAAGCGCCCTCAATATGAAAATCTCGCACAGAATATTCGCATTGTCGACAAACCAGATGGGTGCTTGCCTCTCAGCACAAAATCCAACGAACGCCTTGAGTTTTTGGGCGACGGGGTGCTAGAACTCGGCGCCAAATATTTTTTATATCGCAATTTCCCTAAAGAAGATGAAGGATTTATGACCGACAAAAAGATTGCCATGGTAAAAAATGAAGCCATCGGAAAAATCGTTATGGAAATGGGGCTAAACAAATGGATTATATTGTCTCGCAACGCAGAGGAAAAGGGAATGCGCAATAATATCAAAAAATTAGGATGCTTGTTTGAAGCCTTTGTGGGTGCCATCTTTTTAGACTACAACAAAATTGACGTGAAAGATGAAGAGAGCTGGTTTGAGGACGTGTTCATCACTGGCCCTGGGTGGCAGTTTGCCCAAAAGTTTTTAGAAAACGTTTTTGAAAACCACGTAGACCGTATTGCTCTCATTATGAACAACGACAACTACAAAAACCAACTGCAAGTAACAATACAAAAAGAGTTCAAGGTCACTCCCGACTATTTAGAAATACCCCACGACATTGAAGACGGATACCATATGGGTGTATACTTGTGCTTGGGGCAGTCTATACACACCGTAAGCCACGCGGATTCCATGTCGATTGCGCAATTAAAAGAACGCGTATGCGATTCTCAAATGGACACGTTTTTCGCAGTGAAGGAATATATGCAACAAAACGGGAAAATCCTGCTCTGTTTAGGAGAGGGAAAACATAAAATCAAAAAGAAGGCGGAACAAATCGCGTGCGAAGAGTCGTTGCATCGGCTAAAACGTATGGCTCCTCCGGCAAGTATTCCCATCGCGCAAGGATTGTAATGTCACGTAGTTGTGTAATCTGGGTCTTATGATTTATCTGACTCTTATGATTTATCTGACTCTTATGATGTAATATGGTTTATGTTTGGTATTTATATTTTTATGGAACGCATTTTTCAAATACTTTTATACGGGTGGAATAATCATTGTATTCCTTTATAAGTTTGTTCCCAGTGTTTATTTTTTTAGTTTTATATATTGAAAATATATAGAGCAATGAATTATTTAGATTTATTAGATAGCAAACCTGTCGCATTGCCAAAAAAAACAATTAATATTCAGTTGCAGTCGCCTGGTTCTAAAGGGTTTAATAAAGCTCTTTCGGTCAAAATGGTGGATGTCCGCGCCGAAAAAGAAGGCACCATTGACCGAGACCAGCTCAAAAGCATCTTTCAACGCCAGCGCATCTCCAAAACCACCGAGGTGCAAGCAGAGGAGCCCGTTATTCAAGAGCCCCCCGTCAAAGAAAATGTGCCAGCCAAGGCGGTCAAACTTCCTGATAGGCTGTCTATTATCCCAGAAGAAGAAAAGGAGACCGAACCATTTGTGGATACCGACGCGCAAATCCGAACTCAACAGGACGAACCTATCTTCACCCCGGCTCTTAAGAAAGACGCACCGGTTGTCAAAAAACGCGTGCCCAAAAAAACATATGTTGAGGAACAATACGAGCTACCCCATTCCACCAAAATTGGGGACGCTACCTTAAAGCAACGCTTGATTGCACGCGAACCTCCTATCAACATTAAATCCTCCCACTATTACTTGAATAACCGTGAAATATTTGTCAATTTTGTCAACCGGCTGTTTGCGCCTTATAAACAGGAGCTATCCAATGATGCAAGCGACATCACGTGCGAGACGATTGGCAAAGGGTCGGGGGAGTTTAGCCTTCTTACCCACCAAAAAATCGTTCGCGACTATCTCAATCTATATACCCCTTATCGCGGACTCTTGCTTTATCACGGTCTCGGCTCTGGCAAAACGTGCACCTCCATTGGGATTGCCGAGGGTATGAAAACGATGCGCAATGTTATCATTATGACCCCCGCCTCCCTCCGAACCAACTATATCGAACAGCTGAAACAGTGCGGGGACTACCTCTATCGTCGTAACCAGTATTGGGAATGGATTAGCACCAATAGCGGGTCCGACACGGAAGGGTCTCTTGCGCAAATACTCTCGTTGCCATTAGAATACATCCGAAAAAACAATGGCGCGTGGCTTGTCAATGCATCCAAACCAAGCAATTTTGAAACGCTCAGCAACAACCAGAAGAAATCGCTGAATGAACAAATTGAAATGATGATTGAGCGCAAGTATCAGTTTATTAACTATAACGGCTTGACCAGAAACATTGCCGAAGCGCTGACCAACAATTTCACGAAAAACATTTTTGATGACAAAGTGGTCGTGATTGATGAAGCGCACAATTTCATCAGCCGAGTTGTCAACAAAATCAACCAAATGTATGTTAGCAAAGAAAACAAACGCGGCGCCGATATCAGCGAGCCTATCCCTCAGCATTACTTGTTCCCACAGGGTTCCGAGAAAGAAGGCAAGGGCAAGAAGCGCGCATCCGACGACAGTGAACCGAAACCAAGGTTCAAATACGTGTCGGTCGCCTTGTATGATTACTTGCTGAACGCGAAGAACGTCAAGATTATTCTGCTCACCGGCACTCCCATTATCAACTACCCGAACGAGATTGCCATTTTGTTTAATATTTTGCGCGGATACATTAAAACATTCTCCGTTTCTCTTGAGGTGAAAACATCAAACGCCATTAATCAAGAGACGCTTCAACAAATCTTTGCCAATGAGCGCCTTCTGGATACCGTGGATTATACCACGCGCAAGAATACCAAAGAAAAACAGCTCGTAATCACGCGCAACCCGTTTGGGTTTACCAATGTGCCTCGGTCTAGTGGGTTATACAATGGCGTGTCCACGGATATTTTGCGCGGGGTCGTTGTGCCTGGTCAGGAAACGGATGAGGAGTTTATTCGTCACATTCACCGCATCTTACAGTCACACGACGTATCGTTTCGTTTGAATGATGTGCGCGTAACCTATCACAAGGCCGTGCCGGATAAGTTGTATGAGTTTTCGGAAATGTTTATGCAATCCAGCGCCGAGGTGAAGAACATGGATAAGTTTAAGCGCCGTATTATCGGGTTGACATCGTATTTTCGCAGCGCGCAAGAGGAGCTAATGCCAAGATACAACGCGGATTATTCCCCGATACCCGTTGAAATGAGCGATTACCAGTTCGGAATGTATGAAACCATCCGCGACAATGAACGCGAACAGGAAAAGAGCTCGCAGAAAAAAATGGCCAAGTCGCGGACCAATGTGAGCGATGTGTTTGTGAGCCCTACCAGCACGTTTAAAATCTTCTCTCGTATGTGTTGCAATTTTGCAATGCCTCCACCCGGTAGGCCTATGCCCAAACAAATCAAAAACCAATTCAGCTCTGTATCCAAAGAAAAGAGTGATGTGGAAGAACCGATAAGAGAACAGTTGATTGCGGCGCGCATAGAGAAACAAACCAAAGAACAAGAGAAGAATGCCAAGGCACAAGAGAAGGCACAAAAGGAACAAGCCAAGGCGCAAGAAAAGGAAGCCAAAGAGCGAGCCAAGGCGCAAGAGAAGGCGCAAAAAGAGCGAGCCAAAGCGCAAGAGAAGGAAGCCAAAGAGAGAGCCAAAGCGCAAGAGAAGGAAGAAGCCAAGCGATTAAAGGAACAAGAGAAGGAAGCCAAAGAGCGAGCCAAGGCGCAAGAAAAGGCGCAAGAAACCGCGCGCAAGACAAGAAAAATACGCAGCCCTTTATCCCCCTCTTCCGACACGAAAAAGACAACTAATGCCAAGACCAAAAAGAAGCTACCCGTCAAGTTCAAAATCATTGAACAGCTCCCCGAGGAGGAGCTCCAATCAGGTGGCGCGGATTCCGAACCCGCCAACCCGCTAGATGCGTTTATTCAACAGTTGAATAACACCAGAGACCAATACGATATGGAGGAAGAGCTGGATGAAGAGACCGACGAGCTAATGGGTCACGTTGTGAACGCCGCCTACAAAGAGGAGGTCGACCGGATGATGCAATATTTGAAAGACAACAAGTATGAGCTCTTGTCGTTAGACGGCCTCCGCGTATACAGCCCCAAGTTTTTACGGATGATTGAAAACATTAATTCGCAAGAACACATTGGCAACCACCTCGTATACAGTCAGTTCCGCACCTTAGAGGGTATCGGTATCTTTTCTATCGCGCTAGAAGCGAACGGATTTGCCCAGCTCAAACTCAAACGCACCGCTTTCTCCTGGGAGCTGGATATGAGCGAAGAAGACTGGATGAAACCTCATTATGCGCTGTATACCGGAACAGAAGATACCGAAGAAAAGGAAATCATCCGCAACATTTATAACGGCGATTGGGAACGCATTCCGGACACCATTGCCAATGTATTGCGTGAAAAGGCGCGCAACAATAATTACGGCGAAATCATCAAAGTGTTTATGATTACTGCTTCTGGGTCGGAAGGCATCAACTTGCGTAACACCCGTTATGTCCATATTATGGAGCCGTATTGGAACCCGGTGCGCACAGAGCAAGTCATCGGACGCGCCAGACGTATTTGCAGTCATACTTCGCTACCGGTTGAGCACCAATCCGTGGAGGTATTTGTATATTTGATGGTGTTTTCTGAAGCCCAACTTGCGCGCGCCTCCCGGTCATTGAAGCTGAACGATGTTAGCAAAGCCGATGCGCGCGTGGTGTTCACCACAGACCAGATGCTGTATGAGATTAGCGCGATTAAAAAGCGCATCACGGACCAAATCACCACGGCCATTAAGGAAGCATCCATTGACTGCGCAACCCATATCAAGGGTAATGCCAAGGAAGGGTTGACGTGCATATCATTTGGGAACCCGAACGCGGAGGAAATCGCCTATTACCCCAATATTTCTTATGACGAGGAAATCGGACAGAGCGAACAGTCGAATGTAGCGGCAAAACAAATGCTTACGCAAAAAGAAGTGCAGTGGATGTCCAGAGACATTATCATTAATGGGACAAAATATGTGGAACGACTGGGCACAAATGAAATCTATGATTACGATAGCTTTATCCAGAGCAAAGAAAACCAACAAAAGGAGGTGCCCGTTGCGGGAGTGAACCCGATACTGGTTGGCCACCTCGTGAACAAAAATGGGAAGACGGTGTTTTCCAAGGTAAACCCGAGTGTTGCGTAATTGGATTCGGGTTCGGATTATATGGGTCTGAGGGAAATAGTATGTTTGTATATAATTATAATAATATACAAAATGTTGGTAAATTGTGGGTTCACTAATGAGAGCGATTATAAACCAATCGCGATTGGGTTTGACTAGTGCTTTAATATTAGTCCCATTTTGCGATATAATTTGCATAAATGTTGACAGCAGTGGTAAAGGCACCTCCTGCATAGATATTATTGGAATTGAACGCATTTATTGCGTAAGCGTCCGTATTCATTCCAGTGCCCATTGCGTTCCACGAGGAATCTGTTGCGTTCCATCTACTTTTTGTAAAATTATTTATATTGGCATTATTTGTAGTTTGTTCTCTTTACGTTGCAGTAAACTTTGCTATCCTGTTACAAGAAACACCTCCCGCAGTAGTAAAGGCACCGCCTGCATATATCGTGGTAGGGGACACCATCCGCACGGCATTTACGTAGGAGTTGACCCCTACCGTTCCTGAACCAAGCGCA